ACGTAGCCGCCGTTGCGCAGCAGCGAGCCCATGGGGAATGACGTCACCGTGCCGGTGATCGCGTCCACCGCGTTCATGTAGTAGACGTTGGGCGAGTTGGCGAACGTGAACCAGACGCGGCGCTTCCAGACCGCCACCGTGCGCACGCTTGTCGGCAAGCCTGTGGTGGAAGAGGTGCGGTTGACCCAGCCGCTCGAAGTGCTGTAGGTCCAGTAGCCAGCGCCAGGCGAGACAGCCAACAAGAACGTGTCAGCCGCTGTGGTGAACTGCGTGACCCACCACTCGTTGGTTGTGCTGCTCGTGCTTGTCACCACCGCCGTCGGCGTGCCGCCAGAGGTGATGTCGTAAATATTCCCAGCGGTGGCCATGAACACCTTGTCGTTGGCGCTGCTCGGCGCCTTGTAGACAAAGGTGCTCTCGACGGGCTGCACGACGCTAGCCACCGTCACGGCACTGCTATGTTCCTGATAGCCCTTACGCAGCTCCACGCCCTGCTGGCGCGGGATCAGGTTGTTCAGCACCGGCGCGTCGCGCGGGTCCATGGCGCTGATCGGATCACGCGTGTTCAAGCCGCCGACCGGCGCCGGAATGATGAATGGCTGCGCCACCTGCGCAGCAGCAGACCGCCGCGGCGCCTTGAAGGGCTTGAGCGCGGTCAGGGGCATGGCGTCACGCCGTCACGCCAAACCCAGTGTCGGGCGTGTTGGTCAGGGGCTGAATCAGCGGGATGCGGAACGTCCGCGCCATGCTCAGCACGGGCGCGCCCTTCTTGGCGCCGCACCGATTTTCAAACGCGATCTGGAAGTCGCGCATGGCCGCGCTGCTGTCCAGACCTTTCATCTCGAGCCACTTGGCGCGCGCGTATTGCGTCACCAACGTCGCGTCCAGTTGGATCTTGTCGCCGTTCTTCTGAACTCGATTCTTGTACAGGGTTGAGTCGTCCGCGTCTTGCACCCAAGCCTGGCTCAGGTAGAAGAATTTCATCGTCTGCGCGGACGTCGGCGGCGCCAGCACGTACAGCTGGTTGCCACGCACCTGCCAGTAGAACGACAGCGTAGGAAGCGCCGTGCGCACCAGCAGCTGCTGCCAGAACTGAGGCGACACCGGGCCGAGCGAAGGCAGCTGATTGGTCGCGTTCCAGTTGGTCTGGTCCACCCAGTCAAAGAAGTCGTCAGGCAGCGCAAAGGCGCGCTCCTTCTGCCCAGGCGAGGCTGCCGAGATGCTCAGGTCAACGTTCTTGACCAGCTCCTGCCACTCGTACATCGACAGCAGGTCCACGCCGGCGTTGTTCACTGCCTGGACCATCTGCTGCACGGCCGGGTCCGTGCTACCTGCTGGGTCGGCAGGCGTCGGAAACGCGACCATGTTGGCCACGTTGGTAACGATGGCCTGCAGGGTGTTTTCGACGACTGCCAGAAAGGCCATCGAGCGCTCCTACCTCAGGCAGCCTCGACCTGGCTGGCCAGCGCGCGCTTGCCCGGCACAGGAGCCTTGGCTTGCGCCTGCAAAGCCTCGACCATGGTCTTAAGCGTTTCGATCTGCTCGTCGCGCTTGGCGAGCTCGGCGTTCATTTGCTCGACCGGGGCATTGCCCTTAGCCACCTCAAGGAAAGCCTTGGCGCGCGACTTGTCGGCCTGGAAGCTCATGAACTTCTGCCCCACGTTGTCGGCCGCACCGGCAAGCTGCTCGACGGTCTTGATGTTGAAGAACGCGTACTCAGCCACCTTGCCAGGCGTCATGGTGGGCAGCGCCGACAGCGGCGTGCCGTCAACAGCCTGCGCTTGCCCAGCTCGCCACTTGGCCAGACGATCGGCAAAGCGCATTTCGTCAATTGCGTCCACGGGCCGGTCGACGATGTTGTTCTTGTCGCCCGGAATGTGGATCTTGACAAAGTCGCGCTCCTCGTAAATCGCACGGCCGGCCTGCTGCGATTTGAACTGGTTTAGCACCGGCACGCGATGGAACTCGACGTGCAAGCGCGCGTCCTCAGTCCAACGCGACGGGTCAGGTGTGGCCATGATCGGCGCGGGCATGAACTGGTCGGTGGTGGGTTGCATAGTGGTCTCTTGTCCTTGTCGTGAAAAAACACGCGAGGGCGGCGGCCAGGAGCCCCCAACCCATACCGCCCTCGCAGTGAGCCGTTACAACGTTGTGCCAACCGTCGGGTAGGCCAGCATTGCGTCAGCGTTGGTCGCTGCGGCGGCGCCAGTAGCCGTGCCAAGCACGACACCAAACACGGCCTCCGAGCCGGCGGTCGCGTCGTCGTCGAGCGCGCCGTCGGTTGAGGTCGTGTTCAGCCGCGTGCCCTTGGCCGCGCTGGCGAGCGTGCGCACGCTGCCCTTGCCGAAAATCTGGAACCAGCCGTACTGGTTGTCGGCCAGCGCGGCCTGCGCCACGCCTACGCGCGACCCGAAGCCGGCGGTGCCTGGCGTCGTGGCCGTCACCGAGATCATCTGAAAGTCGAAGCCAGTGGCCTCCACGCAGACGTAGCCCAGGCCCGTGACAGCGCCGTTGGCGCGGCCGTAAACGAACTCCTGGTAGCCGTTGGTCGGGTCGTCATACCCGCCAACGGTGCCCAGACGAAATGCAGGCACTCCAGTGGCAGCGACGATGTCGTCCTTGCCGATGCCGATGATCGCTTGTCCCATTTGCAGAACTCCTTGAATGCAAAAAACCCTCGGGAGAGTGGGTCACACAATCCCGAGGGAAAGGTGACCCACCACAGGCCACGAAATCAGGCGACCATCCGGCCTTGGAATTGAGCGCCGTTGCTGGTCAGGTTGCCCGCCCAAGCCAGGATCTGCACTTCTGCGTCCTGATTGATCGAGTACCGGCGGTTGGGCGACAGCGGCACCATGTTGCGCTGCGCGTGCGGACGCCACTTGAGGTAGCGAGTGTTCAGGAAGAACCCGGTGTTCGCCGGGCAGAACCCGCCAATGCCGCCGTCGAGCACCACGTCAGCGTCCATGAACTTGATCGACGGAAAGCCGAGGTTCGCGGAGTCGGGCGAGGTGAAGCGCTGGATCGCCTGCAGCGAGGCCATGTAGAAGCCCCAGTAGTTGCTGTCGAACACGATCAGGTCGGGCCGATCGGTGCCGCGCACTGTCTGCGACCAGAGGTTGTTCATGCAGCTCTGGATGTTGCTGGCCGAGGCCGCGCCGCCGGTGAACGTCGAAACGTCGAGCAGCTTGCTCTGCCAGAAAGTCCAGGTGGCACGGTCAATGCCGCCGTAGGTGCCGCTGCTCGGGCTGGTTGGAACGGCCGCGCCCAGACCAGTAACTTCCTTGCCGCCGCTGCCCGTGCCGTCGCTGTAGATCGACTGCGCCAGCTTGTTCACCATCGTGGCCTCGGCCACATTGATGCGCGCCTCCATCAAGTCGATAAGCGCTTCCTTGCCGGCGTTCTGCAGCATCTCCAGGCCCGACATGACCACAGGCACGGCGAACTGCTTGATGTCGAACTGGGCAGCACTGATGACGTCCTGCGCGGCCACAGGCAGCAAGTCGTATCCCGAGTAGAACCCGGCGTTGCCGTTTTCGGCAAACGACAGCTCCTCGAGGATGACGTTGCCGCCCGAGATGGTCTTGATGTTGCCGCGCTGGTTCAGCTTGGCAAGCAGGGCGTTGTTCTTGGTGACGTTGTCGGCAATCGTCCGAGACCGGTTCTGGATGGTCGTGGCGATGATGTCGGTAATCGACGCATTTGCGAATGACACGATGAAACTCCTTCATCTGAGAATTGAACGGGCTTGCGCCCACCAGTTTTCAGATGCGCCTACGCGAACCTTCTTCAGTCCGTGTTGCCGTAGGTGGGCCGCATTGCGCGGCTCCTCGGAGCTTCCGGTGGCTGGGGTGCTATGGCACACCAGGCGCGCTTTCGCGCACCACGGTGCCATTATCGCATCGCCTACCTCGAAGTTTGAGCAAGCGCAGCCTCTATCGCGCTGCGCACGTCAGTCGGCTCCTGGCGCAGCGCTCCCATCGGCGCGGAGCCTGAAACGCTCACCGCGGCAGCCCGGGCGCGCTGCGCAGCCTGCGTTTGCTGCTGCGCCCCGTTGGCGCGCGCGCGCTGCTGCAGGACTGCCCGGACGTTGTCGTTGAGCATGCACGCCTTCTTGTACGCGTCCTGAATCGTCATGTCTTGACCGCGGCGCTGCGCGGCCTCTATCAGGTCCGCCATTTCCTCGCGCACATCGTTGCCAAACTCGGCGCGCGTCAGGAACTGCTCGACCTCAGACTGGGCTTGCTGCACCACGCGCTGCTGCTGGGCCTGCTGCGCTTGCTGAAACTGTTGAAACATGCTCTGCAACGGCGCCAGGCGCTGGTCAAGGGCCTGTTGCAAGGCTAGCTGCTGCGGGTCTTGTTGCGGCGTCTGCCCAGCTAGCGCGCCGTCGAGCATCTCAATAAACGTGTTGCCGAACCTGCCAATACCAAACTGGCTCACGATGCCGGCCACCATCTGCGCAATTTCCGGCGCGGTGCCAGTGCGCAGCCGAGCAGCGGTGCTCATCAGGTTGTCAATGGCCTGCACCGGGTTGCTGTTCTCGGCGCGAATGAACGCCTCGTAGGGCTGCACGACGCGCATCACCGCCTCGTAGCCCTTGCGCGCCTCGGCCGTGTCTTGCAGCACGCGCTGGTGCTCACCTTCGCGGCGCTGAATCTCAGCGCGCACCGGCTCAGGCAACTGCGCCCAATGCTCGCGCACGTCGGGACGCCAGCTCTGCGGCGCGCGGTCTTGCTGCACCTTCGGGCCGGCCTTGGGGCCTGGCGTGATGCCTTCCGCGGGCTGCTGCTCGGGCTGCTCAGGCTCAGCAAGCGGTTCAGCCGCCTTAGGCTTAAACCTGCCTTGCTCGTCCCGGTCGCGTTGTTGAAGACCTTGCTTTTCGCCTTCTGCCAGTTTGGACAGCTCCTGCCCTGCGGCGGGCACGGGCGTGGAGTCGGCTGCCTGCGCCGCGGGCGCGGAGGCGGGAGCAGCCGGCTCAAGCGGCGCCGGAGCCGGAGCCGAGCTCGGCGTTTCAATCGCGGCCTCGAGGGCCTCGCGGATGCTTGTGGTGGGTTCGTTCATCGCCTCGTCACTTGGTGAATGGCTCGCTCGACGTCTGCGCGCCGGATCGAGCCGCCTTGCTGGTAGTAGCGCTCGCGCGCCTCTTGTTGCCTAGCCCAACTGGCGCTGAAGTCGTCAGTCGTGGTCAGGTTGTTGGCGCGCATGTACTCGCGGTGCTTGGTGCGCGTGCTGATGTCGGCCCCGTCAGTGGCACGCACGCCGTCGTAGTGCCGATCGCCCCACAGCGCGCCCGAGTCCGGGCGCAGCTCAGGCTGGTAGTCGTGCGTGACCTCAACGAGCTGATGCGTTTTCGGGTCTTGGATGTAGCGTCGACGCGTCATGTTGTGATATTCTCAATGCACAAAGGAGATCGCCATGCCCGCGAAGAAGATTGGCAAGTGCACCCGGTACGACTACTTGACCGCAGGCGAGGAGCGCCTGTTTTGGCACGAACAGCGCAAGTCACCAGGCGTGGCCATCACTGCTCGCGATCGGATTGCTGTTCAGCAAGGTAAGCAAGTGACGGTACAAGTGCGACAGCCGGAAGACCCTTCCCGCCGGTCTTCTTGACGTAGTCGATCACACCTTGCAGGCCGTCCTTGGACAGCATCTCGCGCAGCTTCACCAAGTCCTGACGAAGCGGCATGCCGGTCTTGCTTGACAAGGCCGCGTCGATCTCATTCATAGCCGCGGCCGCTGATGGCAGTCGCCCGGCGTCGATGCGCTTGGCGGCGTCTTTAACCTGATACCCCGGGTCGTTCATCAGCGTCTCAAGCACCTGGCGCGTGGTCTGGCCGGTGGCCTGCTCTTTGGTCCACGGCACCATCTCCAGACCCGTCTCCCAACGCCCTGCAGTGGCTTTGCCAGTCAGGCCTGCTTCTGCAGCCTTGGCGCGCTTCTGGATCTCTTTGGCCTCCATGATGGGCTTGCCATCGTCGCCCGGAAACTTGCCCACGTGCAGCGCATCGCCCACCTGCACCACGTCCAAGCCTTGCTTCTCATACGCGGCGCGCGCTGCGTCCATGTCGTCACCCGTGTAGCGCACGCCAGTCTTCTCGCTCGCCTTCATCGACTGGTTGGCTGGCGTAAACTTGTTGCGCCCAGTGCCTTCCTGCGCCGTCAACAGGCCGCGCAGCTGGCCCGCAAAGCGCAACGCGTTCTCGTCCTCTGGCAGCATCTCCGGGCCGCCCCGGCGCGGCTTGCCGCTGGCCGTCTGCCCCATGTCCGACGATCGCAGAGCCACTAGCGGCCGCGACGTGATGCCCGGGTTGCGCTCGACCGCGCCGGCGCTGTTGACATACACGCCTTCGGTCGGCAACGCCTCGCGCTGGAACATCTGGAACGAGTCGTAGATAGGGTCGCGCATCGCCCCGCCTGACGTGCGCAGGTACGCGTCTGCCATCTGATCTGTGTACGCACGGCGCGTGGCGTCATCGGCTCGGTTCAGCCCAGCCAGGTGGCCAGTGTTCTCGCCCGTGACGAACTCGAACGTGTCGTTGGCTGTGTAGCGCGGCACCGCGCTATCAATGCCGTAGCTGGCGCGTGCCAACATCTCGTCCTTGGACGCAGCTTTGGGCGACCGCGCACCCTTGCGCAGCGCGGCCTTGACGGCCTTGTCGTACTCCTTGCCGTACGAGTCAAGTCGCTGCGCGCCCCAGGTGGCGGCCTGCGCCGAGCGCGGCGTCCACTGGTATCCCTCGGGCAGCGTGCCTGCACCGAACCCACGACGTTGCGCCTCGTTGGCCAGGATCAGGTTTTCGCCCGTCAAGAAGCCATGCTCCTGCGGCGTGAAGCCGCGGCTGAAGTCCTCGCCATAACCCATCACTCGGCCGTGCCAGATGTCGTTGGCGGTTTTGTACAGCGACTGCGGATCGATCGTCGGGTCCTTGGCATCGGCGTACGGGCCAGTCTTCTTGCCCAAGCGGATTCGCGAGGGGTCGATGTCGTAGCCTCCCGCCACGTTGGGCGTGTAAGCCTGGGCGACGTTGCGCGACTGCGAGCCGGTGCGAGGCGTCACGTCCTCGCCGCGCAGCACTTTGGCGTTGTGCTGCCGCACCAGCGCGCCAATCTCCACCTCGGGCGTCGCCTGCGGGCTG